CCCGTAACGTCTAATTCAACGGTCGGACTAGCGTTTTTAATGCCAACGTATCCAGAGCTTGTGCCATAAATTAAATTAGTGCTATTGGCGGCTAAGATAAGATCGCGCGCGCCTACTGAAGTAAGCGTAGAATTAGACGCATTAGCGGATAGCGTTGTGCGAGACGTGCCGCTAGATGATAACTGAATTGTGCCATCGTTAACATCTAATGAAGTCAAAGGGCTAAGTGTCCCAATGCCTACGCGGCCTGTAGAATCTACGACAAATGGCGTCAGATCAGAACTTTGATCTTCAACCTTTAACGCCAAACCTGTGCCGGTCTGTGTAATTGTTAACGCCGTGCCAGAGGTATTTGAATCAATAACGACGTTACCTGACAGAACTGGCGAAAGACCCGATGTCGGAGCCGAGATGTTATCGACTGTCCATATCTCTGTATTACTTGAATTACAAAGTCTAAATTTATATGTCGCGGAACCAAGCCAAATATTAGCTTCACCGCGTGAATCAAGAATAATAGGGTTAGTATTGGCCGTAGCGCCGGTTGAGTCCGTATAGGTCGCCTGCGGCGTGGTCGTGCCCGCAGCGTAAGTATAGACAAAACCGCCAGCAAGAGGAATGCCAGCCGCGTCAATAAACTGAGCTTTGGCTGTGGGAGTTATAACGGCCATTTAAACACCTACACAACTTGTTACGGTCAGGATGACCGAAGGAATAGCGGGGACAGGGCTAGACGCAGCCACATAAGGTATTCTAACGTTTGTGCTATCTACCGAATATATAAGTTCAAAATAATCACCTGTCTGAAGGTTTAGCACAAAATTCCACGCGGCAACAGCCGCAGCGTTTGAACCGCCGCCTAAAGTTACTTGTGTCGCGGAATCATCTACGTTGACGCCGTTAACGCGAGGCCAAATAAAAACACTATGCCCCGATCCAGAAATATTTTGTAACTGCGCCGAAAACTGAAAATTGTAAGTGGCTGTATTGTCTACATAAATACGCGACGTTGGTGTGCCAACATAGACACCGTAGGTTACATCAGACCCATCAGCGCGTGTAAATGTATTGTTAAAAGTTATCTCATACGCCGTGTTTATGGCAGCGGGTGTAAAAGTCGTTGTGCTATAAAATGATCCGTATCGCCGTCCAGCTTCAAGCGCTTGATAAGTATTAAAGAACCAACGATACCATGGGCGGTTAACAAAGCCCGTATTATCGTCGTTCATTTTGACGCGGGCTGCGGGGATTTGTGTGTTGTTATCGACCAGATTAGGCATTGGTCGGACTCATGTGCAGTTCAGCGCCCATGATGGCGATCTGAACAGGGTCAGTGCCCGATATCTCATAAACTCTATCGCGGAGCTTCAGTGTCATTCCAAGCCGCCGCCAGATCGTGCGATAGCCAGTCTGACCAATTTTACCCATAGATCTCCAATGCTCATTAGACCATGTATGTCCGCCATCGTCAGACCAACGCAACATGACCTGTGCATTAACGCCAGGTTCAGGCAATGCGCCTTGCGTCATTATATAATTGCCATCTTCAGTTATAATCAGATTAGAATCTTCCGTAGCTAAATAACCATCATCTAAATATGAATAATCTGCGCCGGAAATACCTACCCCAGCTTGACAATCTAACTGAAGACTATGCTGTGTTGTGCGCGTTAGATTGTTCTGGCCGGTAGGTAACGCGCGCCACGACCGCAGCCATTTTTGTGTTGTGCCAGCTTCTGAATAAACTGTTGGGTCGTAAGCGTAGAGTTCGCCTGCACGATAATCACCGATAAGAATTTCATTGTTAAAATTTAACTGGCAATTACCGCGAGTGCGGGTAAAAGCGTCATTTTCCCAACCGGCGCGCTCATGCCAAGCACCCGTCGCCACGTCATAAACCCATGTGGTATTGGCGGTAGGAAAGTTCAAAACATAAAAGCTATGGCCGTCCTGTTGATAAGTATAGCCAACAGCGTCTGATAGATTGCTGTATTGTTGGATCTGCCACTCAACAGCATGAGTCGAAACGCGCTCGCCGGAGTAACCTTTAGAACGATAGACAATACCATTACCGCGTTGATCAGTGCCAAGCCAAAACAGACCGTTGTCGAGCTTGGCGACTGAATAAGCAGCAAGACAACCAATTTCGTTAAATGCGCCTTGGATACGCGCCATAGGAAAGTCAGGCAATCCGGCGTCATACCAGACTTCGACAGAGTTGGTGCCAAACAACCAGATTTCACGATGATCAACAATTAACGTAACAAGGTTATCCGGCGAGCCTTCCGCGCTGGCGAAATACAAGGGGTCAAGTGTTGTGCTTGTTGAATCCAAAACCCAAAAGATCTGACTATCAGGTTGATTGAAAACAAACCATCCATCAAGAAAACCGCAGCCAACAGCGCCAGCAAATGGCGTTGTTAATGTTGTAAGGAAAGGAGAGAATGTCAGAGTAACGCCAGTATTGGTGGCTGTCGCCGCTGCGGACAAGACAAATGTTGTGGCGTTTGTAACACTAGCGACCGTAGCGCCAGTAGGTATGCCCGTGCCTGAAACAGGCTGGCCCGGATAGACATAGGTCGTGTCGCCGCCCGATACAGTCGTGCTTGTGTTTGTTGTGTTAAAAGTAGTTCTATTATACGTGCTATTATAAATATATCCGTTATCGCCATCGGCTATAAACATCTGCCGCCCGTTATCCGTCATATTAACTTGCGTCGATCCGGCAATGGTTCCAATCGCAGTAGACCCCCATTCAGAGTCAAGCCTATATAAAGTCTCGCCTGAGACAACATAAGCATAATTTACTTTAGATCCTGTTGTAGACCCAACTTCATCGCTATAAAACGTCCAAAGACCGCGAATAGGGCCAAGACCTATGCTTGCTATAAAACGCAGCCCAGGCGCGCGTTGCAGCCAAGCAGCCTCTTTACCGCCTTCAGGTATGACCTCTGGAAAGAGATTTACCATGCGGCTGTCAGCCGCATTTGGACTGCGGGTGACATAACTAGAGCCAAGAATAGGCGTTGCGACCATTAGACTTGACCTCCAATATACATGTAGATATACTGCATGTTCATTAAAGGAAATATCCTATGGAAGAATGGCGCGCAGTCCTTGGGTATGAAGGACTTTATGAGATTAGCAATTTTGGCAACGTGCGTCGAGTGGCGCGGGGTAAATTGTTTACCGCAGAGCAAGTCGCGGAAGCTAAAGAACGTCTTGCGAATGGAGCTAAATTGAAAGACGTTGCCGCATTTTTGAATACCAGTGTTACGACTGTCATGTCTATTAAACACGGTAAGACATGGACGGGCGATGTAACTTACAGGCCAATGCGAACGACGCCCGATAAACATGAATATCATATATTTAGGCCGTGTATGAACGGGCAGTATAAGCATTATCGAATCCATAGAGCCGTATGGGAGGCTTTTAATGGCCCTATTCCCGACAGATTAGAAGTAAACCATAAAAATCTCATACGGAATGACAATCGGTTAGAGAATCTTGAACTATTGACTCATCAAGAAAATGTGCAACATGCTTTTGATATTTACCGACAAGATCCTAACAGTCGTCAGCCAAAAGGCCGTGCAGGATCTTATAGAGGCAAATATTTTAAAACATAATTACATATTACCTGCATATATGTTGTATCTTTGTCTCGTCCCAACAATACTGTAAGGCAGAGCCATGATGTCGTCAGGGTTATTGATGCGCTTCAGATTGCGCTTGCTATACATAGCGATCCGGCTGACCGTAGGCGATGGCTCAACGCCAAACTCAGGGGCCAACTCGCAAGCCAGATTGTAGCGGAACGCCCGCAGATACCCAGGCGGGAAAAGGATCGCCGTTGCTAGATTAGCAGGCTGCGACAGCTTTTCTACTGAAATGAAATGCCATTCTAACAGTCTTAAAGGAACTGGATAGATGACCATATCAATGTTCGGATAGGTCATATTGGTGAATATGACCTGTGGGTAAGTAGACGTTACGGTCTTTACCGCAATGCCGTCATACTGTTGCTGATTGATAAATTTAATGCCATAAGACACATTGGTCTGTGGATCGCGGAAGTAAGTCGCGTCATCCAGCAATACAGGGCGCTCACCCACAAAGTCGCCAGTCGGCCCTAGCGTGCGATTACGTTCGCCTGACGGCCAGTTGAATACTTGATCTTGGGTTGAGAACACCGACAGTCGTTCGGTATTCCAACTGTCAATCATTTGATTCAGCGCAAAGAGCGCGTCATTCGCTGTCTCTGCGGAAGGCGTTTCGCCTTCGGCTAACACTCCGAGGAGCCTCATCGCCCCCACTATCTGATCGTAGCAACTGTATGTCGTCATCTGGGTCGAACCTTATCCAGCCGTTCTCTTCGTCGGCTTCGGCCTCTAGGTCGAGACATGCCACTTTAACCCCAAGTTCGGGGTGTTTCAAATAAATAACAGCCATGGGTTACTTTCTATGAAAAGGCGGGCCGTAGCCCGCCAATTATCACGATGGCAGGAGCGGTAATGAATACCAATCCACGTCATCGTAAGCTATAAACATAGCAGCCGTAAGACCAGCTAGTGTCAGAGAACCAGTCGTAGCCGTGCCGCCATTGATTTTGTCGCTGGTAGCTGGATAGACAAGAAGGTTCTTAGCAGACACATTGTTCTTAACAATGCAAATCCGCCCCGCTACCGCTGCCGGAAGCTTTACGCCTTTAGCATCGTTTGCGGCTGATACAAGCGTGAAGCCGCCTGCAAGCTGGGCCGCGTCGGTCTGTGTAGACCCTGCCGCCGCTACAGTAGCCGAAGCTATGTAAAGATCGCCAGATGCCGTGACCGAAGTGGTGCCCGTAATTGTGGTGCCAGAAACAGTGCCTCCACTGATCGTCGCGCCCGTGATGGTTGTGCCAGCCACAAGCTCGGGATCAGAGAAGGCAACACCGACAGGTTTAGTGTTAGGCATTGCCTTCTCCTATGATTAACCGATGCGATAGATCGAGTAAGCTGACGTGCCCGTCTTGCGGAAGCGGAACGTAGCCGAAGCTGGGAATGTAGCCGTTGCACTGTCTGCAACAACCGCATTGCCAACAATCGTGTTGCCAGCGCCAGCACCAAACGTCACGTCGTTACCGCCGTCGTCGCCAAGGTTAATGATGCTAACATCAAAACCTGAGTTGACTTTGAGGCTTGGAAAAGCCGCATCAATCAACGCGCCTGTTGGGAACGTGTAGGTGCCAGCGGACGTGCTGCCTGGATCGACAGTGATGATACCGTTAGCAAGGTTATCAACAGTGACCGTAACCGACGCGCCCGTAAGAGCGGAAGGCGCAGGCTGTGGTGAAAAGAGCGGCTCGGTAAGATTACCTGTGCCGACTTGATAGCCGCCGTCACCATTTGGAATGGCGCTGTAAGGGCCAAACGTCTCAAGCGGATAAGCCGCATTTGCAGTAGTAGTCATGGGTTAAAACTCCAAAAAAGATGGAAAGAGGCGGCTACAAGAGCCGCCATCTATATTAGCCCCAAAGGCGAACGGCCATCTGCGGACGAATCACGCTGTAGCCATAGAGCACGTCAATACGGCAAGGCAGACG